TAGGAAATCATATAGGTGGGTTACAGATGGGTACTTACCTTCTGCCACCATAGCTTCTACTTCTGCCAAGTAATCTACGATTAACTTCTTTGCCGTAACCGGATGGATACCGAACTGTTCTAGGTATTCCATCGTTCCCATGTTCATTCCGCCACTGACTAGTATGTTCCGAATACAATTACGAAAACCCATCCTGATATGATTTGAGATTTCTTCTTTTTCAAAATCCAACTCATTCCAGTTTGCCGGAATATTGTGGGCTTTCATAATCTCTTCATATGTATCTTGGAACATCGCAAGCTGTTTCAGAGTTGCTTCAATATATGTTTTAGACCTGTGCAGACCATGCTGCATTTGGTCGGCTTCAATCATGGAAAGCTCATCATCTTTAGCTCTCAGGTCGCGCAACTGTACTTTCTTTTTACGCAAGTCAAATGCCGAATCTTCCAGAACACCTCTCTTCTTTTCAATTTCTGCCAAGACCTGACGCAATCTCCGGTAAGGAGCATCACACATCATGGTCAACGACATCAGTTGAGCAGTAGTTTGAGTATTCTTCTTGCTGAAGGAATTGAGAGTTCTATCCATCTCCTTCATACGTTCTGAAATCTTGGCTAGTTTTTTATCATCAATAACAGCGAACTCCATATTGAGTTCACTCATTAGAGCTAGGCTGTTATCTTTGGCTATAGAAAGTTCTTTTGTCATTAAGTAAATCCATTATCTGTGGCCCCGGTATGCCCGTATTGTAACAAGGCATCTCCAAAGTCTGATGAGTTTCCTGTCGAGTTAATTGTTATATATTGAATCGTATTGCTTTCCATATTTTGATTCCAACCATCACCACCGTACTGGTAGCCCCTTTCATTTACACCGTTACTTCCGCATTGGCCTAGTACGATTTTCTCTATTAAGTCTCCAAAGTCAGTAGCGTTTCCTGTACTGTTAATCGTGATGTACTGGATAACATTATGTAGAACGTCGCCTCCATCACTGCTATAACCGTGCATACCGATACCTCTTTCATTTGTATCATTACTGCAAGAACCAAGAAAGCACGTATCGGCTACAAGATCACCAAAATCAGTAGCATTTCCTGCGGAGTTAATCGTTATGTAATCACAAGTCCTCATTGAAGTGTGTCGATAAATGTGTGGATCATTAGAAGTACCCGGAGTTCCTAGCATCACTCCCCTATTATTTGTACCATTACTGGCAACCGCACCAGAAGGGCCAGCTTGACTAGTTGTAATTGTCCGGTCTCCAAAATCAGTGGAATCCCCAGCGCTGGAAACTGTGTTGTATCCAATCTGGGTTTTATCGGTAGAATTATGCATATTCCAAACAGCCCTATCACCAGTACCATTACTTCCGCCACCCTGCGTGCCAGAATGCACACCAGCCGCCAGCAAGTAATCTCCAAAATCTGATGAATCACCAGCAGATGAAATAGTTACATACTCTATTGTGTTTACAATGGCACCAGTACCGCCAGTGCCATCGCCACCCTGAGAAGAACCACCACAGATAAGACCTCTATCCGTTACACCATTACTAGCGCCAGCGGGTTGTCTTCCATAGCGTGTTGCATCCCCGAAATCTGTTCCATTTCCAGTGGACGAAATCGTAATGTATTCAATCACGTTGTATACAGTGTGGGTGGGATGATCAGAATGGTGTCCCAAAAACTTCAACCCGCGATCACCACCACCTGCGGAAACACCGGCTGCTCCGAATAATCCTACTTTTGCTGATCCTAATGGCATTACATAATTCTCCTATCTCTACTTGAGATCAAGACCAGCAGCAAACCCATACCAAATGGTTCCTGCGTCTATAGTTGTGAATACAAGTGCGTCTTTTCCAGAAGACGTAAGTGATGGAGCTTCGCCATCGGCCCAATCTACAGAACCCGGCCAGTTCACGGTCTGTGAACCGCCATTCGTCAAGATAAGCGTAAAGGAACAAGACTTCCCTGTATCGGACGGATTAGTAAAAGTAAAAGTTTGTTCACCAGTGGACACCGTTGCTGTTACAACATTTCCAGATGTAATGTCGATTGCATCAGTACCGCCACCGGTATCACCTATAGCGTTTACGGCTTCCGCATAATCTATAAATTCCGGTCGCCTAATTTGTTCGTCAGCACACGCTAGGTAGCCACCTAACGTCATGTCGCCATTAACATCCATTGCGATACCAGCGGCTGTGCCGTGTGCAACACCACCACCGATTTCTAGCTTGTCAGTACCGTCGTCAATACCAATCCTGAAATCAGCAGCATTGCCATCGAAGTTAAGATAAGTATCTACAGTGGCCCCATCACCTATAGTTACGGTGTCATCCGTGATACTTATGATTTCATTTGTTCCAACGGTAGAGCCTTCCCCGATAACAAGTTTATCGGCAGTATCATCTAAGGCTATATGGAAGTCCTTGGCGTTCCCGTCAAACTTTATTGCTATATCTTCGGCTGTACCGTCACCAACAGTGATCACGGGAGGATCATCTGAAATCGTTACAGTGCTATTTTGTAATGTCTTTCCACCCACACCATCAAACCGAGCAATTGCATTATCTACAGACGAACCCGGCCCAGACGCATCACCTACTGAAGTTTTCCCATCCAGTAGGTTCATTTCCGCTTCTGTAGCGGTAATAGCAGTTGTTCCTGAAAGACCACTGAATTGAGTCTTCAGAACGGTTTTCAACATTCGAAGATGATCGTCGCCAACTGACACAGAGTCAGAGGCAGTCGGATTAGTTGGGACTAGCTCGCTAATGTATGTTGCAGTTTCTTTTGCCATATCTTTATCTCTACTTTATGAATTAGCAAACGCCTTACCGGCGACCATGCCATACCAGTTAGTTCCACCATCGAATGTAGTCAGGGTAACTACGTCGGTTCCTGAAGCAGTTAAAAGGTTATTGCTAGTATCGCCACCGCCAGCCCAGTAGACCGCGTTTCCGCCACTGCCATTTGCACCGGCAAGAAACGTAGCCGTACAGCTTCCTAAGTTAGTACCTAGAATGGTTACTGAGTTGGAATGAGAACCCACTGCGTTGACGATTCCTATATTAAAGGTTCCACCGCCTGACATCGTCAGGGTTTGGACATTGCCGTCTTCTAAATCAATATCAAAGGCGGCAGTCTTGGAACCTATTGCATTTACGGTTTCTGAATAATCTGTAAATCTTGGTCTGCTGATTACCTCATCTGCACAGGCTATGCTTCCGCCTAAAGTCATGTCAGCAGAGGAATCAATCGTGATAGCAGCCGTAGTACCGTGTGATGTTCCCGCACCAATTTCCATCGTATCATTACCATCGTCCAAACCAATGCGGTAATCAACTGCATTGCCATCAAACGTAATCATGGTGTCTTCAGCCGCACCATCTCCAATTTTTACAACTGGAGGGTCATCCGAAATAGTCATATTGCTGTTTTGGATAGTTTTACCGGCAACACCATCGAACCTTGCTATGCCATTATCTGTGGCTGAACCCGGCCCATAACAGTCACCTACGATAGTTCTGCCATCAAGCAGGTTAAGCTCAGTGGCGTTCGATGTGACTCCATCAAGTTTGCTTAGAGCAATTGCTGCATCAGACGCTATATCAACATTGGCGATAGTGCCGTCAAGTATTGTGGTGGTGGTTACTGTGTCCGTTCCGCCGCCTTGTGTAGCTGCAAAATTATTTAACATTTTTAATTACCTCACGGGTATCCGCCAGTGTTCATAACCCTGAGTTGTGAACCTGAGTGACGATCTTTATTATCTTGGTTTTGTATGTCGCCTATCGCTTTTTCAAATGCGGCCAACCATAATGGAACTCTCGCATCATTCATGATGAAAGGTTCCGCTTCCAGCAATGTGCCGTATAAATATACATCTGGGTTATTAGTCAGCATATCATTCGTTGATGCTGCGTCAGACAATGCAGTAAAGGTCTTGTAGTAAAGCATTGACGTAGTATAGACAGCATCAGGACTTGGCCCCAGCCTTACGTTATCCGCTATAATAGTAAATACTAGAGGAGTGCCAGTAGTGCTTCCCGCCCACATTCTCGACATCATCTCTGGAGTTATATAAGCCAGTGGCGTTAGAGGGTCAGTGGTAAGATGAAACTCCTTCATCTGTACAAATCCAGTAGGAAGGGAATATTCTCTCGTTCCTCCCGTAGTAGAAATCGCAGTAGAGACAGTTTCCATATCCCGTATTCGGAGGACACGGTTAAACCGTGCTTCCGCCAAAGCAATGAACTCCGGTATCCGAT